CGCCGCGGCCGCAGCGAGCTCACCAACACCATCCTGACCGCGGCCCAGGTCCGTGACCTGGTGGAGCGGATGCTGAAGTCCTCGGGGCGGCGGGTGGATCTCTCGACGCCGTTCGTCGACGCGCATAAAACACTAAGAGGGCCTAGCGAAAACGGCTAGCGAAACGGCGGCGGGAGCGGGGTCCGCACGGCGGACGAGATGCCCGCTGCTCTAGTTGGCTGCCAGCTCCTTGAGCACCGCTGAGCGAAGCAGCGCCGAGATGCTGATCTGACGGTCCCTTGCCACCCGACGGACTAGGGCCTCTTCCTCCGGCAGCAGCCGCGTGGTGAGGAGTGCCTCCCGCTGGCGTTGGTTCGAGCGGGGACGATCCTTGACGCTGTCCATGTCTGCCTCCCCTGGCCCAACTAGTAATGGGGAGTCTGCCCTCGAAAAGGTAGACCGCCGGGACAACACGCCGAGTAAACGTGGGGATGGCGGTCTACGCGGCGCCCCGGTGAGAGGATGGCGCCAACCGGATCGGAAGATCCGGCCAGGCGCAAACGAGAGCCCCCCGGGCTGCCACCCGAAGGGCTCTCCGCGTCGGCCCCGTGTAGCTCAATGGATAGAGCTGTCTCTTGGCTGGGGACGGGTTCCGGGTTCGAGTCCCGGCACGGGGACTACCGCGCATACACACCGTACGACCCCTTGGTGCCAGCAGGCAACCTTGACACCCCAGGCATCACGCCATCCCGGACGGTGCACTCCTTGCCGCCGTTATGGCTGCAGGAGGCGACGCCGCGTGACACACTGCCCTGCCATGAAGCGACTTACGGTCCTGGCCCTGGCTCTGTTCCTCGCTGGAACGGGGTGCGCAGCCGGCACCAGCAAGTCGGCCAGCAAATCCGGCGCCTCGAAGGCGCCGAAGAACACCAAGCCGCTGCAGCACCTGGAGGACGTGAAGATCACCAAGTGCGGGACCGATCTCGCCCTAGGCTTCGCCGTCGCCACGGTTACGATCAAGAACAGCAGCAGCAAGGAGTCCAACTACATCGTCAACGTGACCTTTAACTCCCCAGACGGCAAGACCCAGCTCGGCAGCGGCCTCGCGGCGGCGAACAACCTCGCGGCCGGCCAGTCGGCCACCGAAGAGGCCAACGCGCTCAAGGCGATCGCCGGCAAGTTTGCCTGCAAGGTCTCCGACGTCACCCGCTACGCCTCCTGACCGACAACGCACGAAACGCCCCGCCCTCCAGCCGGTGAAGGCCAGAGAACGGGGCGAGGATCGTGCGGAATCAGGCGAGGCCGGCTTGCCCTAATCGCTGGGGGCTGTCACCTCGGTCGTGAGTCGGCCACTGCCGCCGCGGCGCCTCGTCCGCGGCACAACCACGTCGGACGCGCCGGTCGACGGCTCCTGGCTCAGGGCACCGTCAACGGACACCGACGCCGACGAAGTATTCGGCACGGCCCAGACGAAGCCGAGCGCCGCAACGAACACGATGGCCACCCTGACTCCTTCCGCAGCAGTGAACCGGCCGTCGGCCAGCGCCGTCTCCGCTGCACCGAGGGCGGCGACGGCGGCGGCGGTGGTGGCCTTGAGGTAGGCGGTAGCAGGGAGGCTCATGTCTCGTCCTTCTCTAGTCGGAGCTTGATGTCGAGCAGCACGTCCAGGACGACCGTGCGGGCGCAGCTGGGTGGACGCGCGGCCCAGGACCGCAGCGCGACCTCGATGTCCCCGGCCTTGGCCGCCAGCCGCTCGAGCACACAAAGCGCGTCGCTCGTCACCGGACTAGAGAAGGGCATTGTTCTCGATGGTCGCGGTGGCGCCCTTCTTGAGCCCACCAGTGAAGACGCCGGGCTTGATGGCCCCAGCGCCGCGGTTTCCGGTGACGACGATCCGGTCCAGGTCGGTCGTCTTGCCGAAGCCGACGGCGATCCCGTAGCCCGTGTTGTGGTCGGTGTCCACGATCACGTTGTCGATGACGCGGACGTCGGAGGTCGGGAAGTCCTCGTTCCCGATCTGGTCCGCGCTGGCCCGGTCAGAGAGGCGGATGCCATCCCGCTTGCCGAGCTGTCCGCGGGAGTTGTTGACCACCGTGTTCCGGACGATGTCGACGTTCTTCCCGCAGAACACGAGGATGCCGCAGCCCTCGACGAGATGGTCCGCGCTGCGCGGCGACCCGTTGTAGCTGAAGACCGAGTCCTTCACCACGCACCCGTCGGCGCCGTGCATGTCGATGCCGTTCGAGCCGTTGTTCGTCGAGTGGCAGTGAGCAAGGACGGTGTTGTGAGCGCGGAGGACGTGGAACCCCAGCCGCCCCGACCCATCGATCCGCACCGAGTCGATCAGCGTCCCGTCGGCCTTGTCTCCAAGCTGGCAGCCGAGGTGCGGCGCGTCGAGGTAGGCGAGATCGTGAATGACGACGCCGGGCGCGTTCACGAGGAGGCCCCACTGGACGCTGTCCTTCGTCGAGCCGGGAGCAGCCCGCAGGACCGTCCCGCCGTTCGGCGCGCCGAGCAGCATCACGCCGGGCTTGCTGAGGGCGAGATGGGCAGACATCACGTACTCGCGGCTCTCGAGCTGCACGACCGGGTCGGCGGACGTGGCCTTGCGGACGGCGTCGGCGATCGCCTTGCCGTCGGTTCCGGTGACTTTCATTTTCGGGCACCTTCCGGTTGGGGGTATCGGCGGACAGCCGACACTGAAGTGGGGTTACGAGCAGTCGCCCTTGGCGTCGTAGGTCAGGACGGCGGGCAGGACTCGGTCATTCAGAGCACCCGCAGCGGCCATCGACCGAGACCGGCCGGTCGCACGCCTGGCAGCGCTCCCCGCTGGCCGGGATGACCGGCTCCCGAGGCTGGTAAGGCCCCACCATCACATCGCCTGCCGAGCGATCCGGTCAGCACCTAGACGGGCTATCTCGCGGATGCCGGGGATGCCTTTGCGGGCACCAGCGAAGTGCCGGGAGATGCTCCACGGGACGTTGCCGCCGAAGTGGTCGAGCAGCGCGAGGTAGGTGTGCGCCGCCCGGTGCGCGTTCGGGGTGACCTTGACCTTGTTGCCGCGAACGGACGGGCCACCATTTCCGCTCGGCCAACAGTGATGCACGTCGGGACGATCCCCGTAGCGGTCGTCCTTCTGGCCGATCACCGTCTGCGCGTTGTCGGCGTAGAGCCAGTCGGCGGTCTGTTGGAGATTCACGGTGCCACCTTCTTTAGCTTGGCCATTACGCAGTCGCGCAGGGCGAGGTCGACGAGGGTGGGAATCTGCCGGGCGCACTGGAAACCAGCAGTGACAGCGGCGGCGGTGTTGACCTGCCCTCGCGCGACGCCGACCGCAACGGCTTCTGCTCTCGCTGCCTGATTCCGGTCGTAACAGGGACGCGGGACCTTCGGCGTCGAGGGCGTGTTGCAGTCGACCAGGAGCGCGGCGTTCCGAGCGGCGTCGCGCGAGGCGTGGGCGGCGTCCCCAGCCACGGCACCGTTGCGAGCATTCAGCGTGACGTTCGTGGCCGCCAAGAGAAGCAGCACCGAAATACCAACGATAGTGAGTCGCCGCAGTCCTCGACGGCCGGCCTCGGCGCCTGCCTCTGCCGCCAGCACGTCGTCCTTGGTCGCAGCGGTGAACAGGATGGCGTCGCGGAGTCGATCCACCGCTGCGATCACACCTTCCATCGCGCTCGCCTGATAGTCACCCTGCCTTCGGATCAGGGCATCGGTGGTCTGCGATTGCTCGGCAGAGGCGACCTGGCCCAGCCGGGCCAAGATGTCGGAGGTCTGCGATTGTCCGGCAGAGGCGGCCTGGCCTAGACGGGCCAAGGAGTCGGAGGTCTCGACGGTATGGGCAGACACCTCCCGGACCGCCTCGTGCTGGGCCATGTGGTCGGCCTTCTGCTCTTCGGCGGCATCGGTGGCTTCCCGTCGCCCAGCGCGGATCAGGTCGTCAGTAGTGGACTCAGGCTCGGTCACGTCGATGCTCCTCGATGGGTAGGAGTCCATTGGCGGGAAACTGGAGCAGTGCAGCCCGCAACTCCTCGGTCACTTGCAGGAGCTGGTTCTTGACTTCGTCCGTGTCGTCGTCCTCATCCAATTCAGGACGGGACCGGAAACGAAAGATGCTCACGGGTTCCTCCGTGCGAGGGATGCCTCGATCCGGGCCAGCGCAGGCAAGGTCTGGTCCTTGGTCGCGGACAGCAGCGGGATCACGTCCGTGCTGACGAGATTGATCCAGTAGTCCCGCTGCTCGACAACCCGGTCGTAGTCCTTCACCAGCCGATCGACCGACGGCCTGGGCCACAGCCAGCCCATGAGCACCAGCAGCAGGACGATGCCGAGGACGCCGAAGCTGACCAGCGGGCCGGCCGGGTCGAAGGTGGCCGCGGCGAGGGTCATCAGGTGACAGGAGCTGTCCAGGCAGCCGCCCATGTCTTCGGTCCGACGATGCCATCGGCGCCGAGATGCTTCTGAGTCTGAAATGCTCGGCACACAGCCTCGGAGCCTGGCCCGTACTTGCCATCGACGCCGATCTTCCAGCCTCGGTGAGCCATTTGGCCCTGCCACACCTTGACATCGTTCCCGGCCATCACCGGCGGCTGGGTGATGAGCCGACCGGGGAACGGCGGGTAGGAAGTGCCGGGCTTGGCAGGCGTCGTTGCGATGTACCAAGGCCGGGTGTCATTCTCTGCAGCCGTCCCACTCAGCACCGAGACGTGGATGTGGTCGGTGTGGGGAGAGACGCCATCATAGGCCCTCCACACCCACACCCCGCCGTCAAAGATGCGCCGGCTCCAGATGACATACTTGACTCGAGGATCCTTCCTGATGCGGATCTCCTCTGACAGCCTGTTGCAGTCCACGCCGTGTCCAGGATCGTGAGTCAGGTCGAATGCGTGCACCACGCCGTTGCTGTCCGGATTGTGATCAGACTGCCGCGCAGCGTGCGCCGCATCTCCGATGGTGCCATCTGCCACCTTGCTCCTGGACGGCCACAATGCGGTGGCCTGACTTAGCCCTGCAGCCACTGATGGTGCAAGTCTCCAGCTCATCTGATGCCTACTCTCTGTGGTGTACGGCGAAGTCGCCGGCCGGCAGCTCGGCGCGCGCTTGTCATCTCGCTTCATCCATGCGCAACAGAAAGAAAGCCGCGCGCGGTCCAGGAGGTCGAGCAGTGCAGTGCGACTGGGGCGGCGCCCAGCCCTTCTACAAGCGCCGGGCCCCGCACAACGGGACAGGCGGCCGGGTCCGTTCGGTTGGTGGCGGGGGGCTACGCGGTGGTGTTGTCGACGATCAGGCCGCGTGCTGCGAGCTGAGTCAGCAGCGAGGTCAGTGCGGCGTTACCGCCCCGGGAGCCGGTGACGGGAACCAGGGGAGTGCCGGGCGGGTTCAGCCGGCCCCCGACCATCGACACCGGCCCCTGTTGCCAGAGGTACACGAGGTCGCCGACCTTCGGCTGATAGCTGGCGTCGACCGGGTTCCAGTAGGCCCCGGTCGTGTCGACCTGGACCATGCCGGCGTTCCCGCCGCCTGTCGCGACAGCCACCGCCGCACCCGGCCAGCCGGCGACGCTGATCGCGAGGTCGTCGAGCCACTGCGTGTACGTGCCGGTCCCGGGTGTCGTCTGGCTGATCTGGCCGAACTGATAGCGGGTGGCCTGAGCCGTGAGGGCCTGCCCGGACAGGGACAGGGTCTCGGTGATCGTCGCGGAATCCGCCGAGTCGTAGTACCGGAGCTCGACCACGCCGGCCGTCGCCGAGAAGACGAAGTGAAACTCGACCCGGATCCAGGTGTTCAACGGGACGACGGAGGCCGAGATGATGAGCTGCGGACTGGCCGAGGTGCCGAGGAGGGCGAGCTTCCCACTGGCGTTGAGCTGCACACGGCAAGCCGCGGCCGCGCCGTCGTAGGCCCGGAACAGCGCCTGGCCTGCCGAGGGGTAAGCGCTGCCGACGTAGGCGTAGAAGCGGCCCCAAATCTCGGTCCGAGTGCCGACCGCGGCGGCCCACTCGACATAGGAGGGACCGGCGCTCTCGGAGCCGACGAACCTCAGCGCGCGGGCGCCGTGCGCCGCCTGGGCCGAGTCGTAGGTGAGCCCGGTGCCCGAGACGACGTCGAACGCCGTACCCGACGCGCCGCCGGAGTTGGCCGCGGTCGGAGCTGCCCCCGCGGCGCCACCCTCGAGCGAGTTGCTGGCCAGGGGCGCAGCACCAACGGGCGCTGCCCCGACCGCAGTCACGGTGCCGTGCCGCAATACTGCGCCGTTCGGCGGCGTGAGCTCAGGACGAGCGTCGCTCGGTCGGCTGATGGCGTCCGCCAGCTTGGCCGCCGTCGAGTCCCTCATGCGGCCACCGCGCGCCGGTCGCGCATCTTCAGATTCATGGGGCCGGACCGGACGGGCTGCGTGATCCGGGACAGGACGTAGGAGCCGCTCAGTCGGGTGTCCGGATCCGTCGCCGCGATCACGTCGCCGACGTCGTGCCCGGGGTGGCCGATCGAGTCGATCTCCACCTGCTCGATCAGCCCGGACACGCGCGCCAGAATCGCCTTCCCGGCGGCGATCGCCTGTGCTCCGGTCCGGATCGAGGGCGAGAAGTAGCCGTAGGGGATGGCGCCGAACTGGCTCGCGGCGGGGTTCGCCGGGTCGTAGTACGTCGGGCTCTTCGGGTCGGTGTCCCATACCTCGACGCGGATCGGCGTGTCGCCAGGCCGCTCGGCTCTAACGACAACGCCGCTGTAAGTCCTCTCGTCCGACATCTCGCGCGAGTCGTCGAGCAGCAGCGAGACATCCCCCGGCGCGTACGTCCACGTCGGCACCTGCGCGGCATAGTCCGGGATCGGCCGGCAGACGAAGACACCCATGACGTCGAAGAAGGCCTCGAGCGCGTCGGCGCCGGCCAGCGACTGCACGGCCTCCCAGGGGTCGGCGAGGGCGTCGTACACCAGCGCCGGCGTCGTCGACCCTGACGGCGTCACGTTGACCGGAAAGCTCGACCGAGACGTGACGATGCCGCTGATCGCCGTCGTGGTCGGCGTGCCCGCCGCGATGGTGTACGGCGCGGTGAAGCGAGCACGCTGGATCGCCCGGGCGCGGTCGTAGCCCTTCAGGCCGATCACGACTCCGCCGCCGGAACGGGAGATCGTCGGCTCGGTGATCCGGAACGTGCCGAGCGGCACCAGCTCCGGATCGGGCAGGCCGGGCAGGTACAGGCCCTTCGAGACCCGCAGCTCGGTGCCACGTGGCGCCAGCAAGTCACGCGCCGTCACCGGCGTGAGGGTGCCCTCCGGGTCGATCAGCCGCAGCGACGCCGACCGGCGTACGGTCCCGTCCTCCGCGGTCACGGTGCCCTCGGTCACGACGCTGAGCACAAGCTGCACCTGGCCGCCGAGGAGCACCTCAGTTCGGGTGGCAAGCCGGCGGTCGGAGGTCAAGGCCGCGTTGAACCCCGGCGACGTCGGCCACACTAGGGCCGCGCCACCTCGACGTAGGCGGCGTCGACCTCTTGCGACGTTCCGCCGCTGTGCGTCATGCCCCGGTCGAGGAACCGCACGTACCACCGGTCACCGGACGGCGACTGGAGGAGCATCGGCGCCGGACGGCGCAGCAGGCCCCGGAGGTTGTGGCGCTCCGCGAGGCTGTCGACATGGATGCGAACGTTGCCGTCTTCGCCCTGGACGCCCTCGGACTCCACCAGCGGGAGCGAGCGTCCGGCTGGTCGGTAGACCGAGGTCAGCTCCTTGGTCGTCGTCTTGTGGTCGACCACCAGCGCCCGCACTTCGACGGCTGGGTCGAGCGGGTCACGAAGCCCCCACACGTCGGAGTCGATGACCACAAGGGCGGCGGCGGACAGAGCAGAGGCGAGCGGCTGCTCAGTGAGCACCGAGATGGCCTGCGCCGTGTAGGAGACCGGGATGCCGAACGGCATCTCCCGGTCGTAGGCGATCGCGTGCTGGTAGGCGTCCGGGACGAGCGCCGTGGCGGTGCGGACGGCGGCCGGGGCATCGCCGTCGACGTAGCGGGTGACGGCGAAGACCTGGTCGCGGACAAAACCGCCGGGCTGGAACGCCGTCGCCGTGCCGGGGTGCACCGAGATCGCGTCGGCGTAGTGCGTCTCGCCGGCCGCGGCGCCGATGACCTCGAGCACGACCCGGACCCGGTCGGTTCCGAGCGGCGCGGTGGCCGTCACCGTGACCTGAGTCGGGACGGTCGTCGCGTCGGCGGCGGAGTTGCCGGCCGTCGACGCCAGCAGGGTGTCGGCGGAGCTGTAGAAGCGCAGCCGAACACGGCACAGCCGGAGCGTGGTCGCCGCTGTGAACGACGCGGTCGCCGTGTAGACGCCCCGAGGAACCGCCGGGAAATCCCGCGGGATCGGCGGCGGGTCAACGCCGACCGGCGGTGAGCCGGCCGTGGTGCGGAGCGCGATGTCGCCGGCCGCTGTCGCCTTCACCACGAGGCTGCGGTTCCCGACGACGGCGCCGGCGCTGGACCAGGGTGTGCCGGACGTGTCGGCGTTCGAGTCGCTTTCCCAGTCCACCCCCGCGGCGGCGGTGTGCGTGTACGACTGCGACGCGGTGAGCAGGTTCGTGCCGCCCTGCAGCACCAGCCGAGCTCGCCGAAGGCCGGTGTTGTGGTCGTGCTCCGGGAGCACCTCGAGGGAGGGGGCCGGCGGCGGTGCGAGCAGCAGCGCGAACTCGGCGTAGCTCCACGCGGAATACAGCGCATTGGCGTCGCTGACCCGAATGTAGGCGCGGTAGGTGAAGCCGTTGAGGAGGACGGACTCCACCCGGACTGACCTCGCCTGAGCGCTCGCCGTCTCGGCGCTGTCCCACGTCGCGGCGGACGTCGCCGGGTCGAAGCCGACAGCCGTGTAGGCGGCGAGGTCGAAGACCTTGACCTGCCAGGTCCGCTGCGGGCTGCCGCTCGTGTAGCTCCACGTCACGACGGGACGCGAGTCCTCGTAATAGGTGGCGAGCGGGCCCGTCACAGTGGCGACCGGTGCCGCCGTCGCGGTGACCAGCGAGTCGGATGCGAAGCCCGATTCGAGGCCGCCGCCGTCGCGGGTGTTGACCGACCAGGAGTACGTCGAGCCGTTCGGCCAGGCGCCCGGGCCGAACGCGACCATGTTGGCCGGCCCGGTGTTCCAGACCGCCACCGCGCCCCACGTGTCGGCCGCGAGGTTGTAGTACGAGTAGGCGCCGGCGCCGACCTTGCGGCGGAACTGCCACGCGCCCTGCACGTCGCCGGGGTCGGGGTCGACGAAGCTCCACGCGCAGGTGACGCCGTTCGTCCCGAGGTCGCCGACGGCCGACGGCGACGGCGACAGGAGCCGCGGCGGAGCTGGTGCCGCGTTGAGCGTGGCGAGGCGGGAGTAGTAGATCGAGTGCGGGGCGGCCGACAGAGCCTCGAAGACGAAGTCTACGGACGACGAGGACACGTACCGGGCGAGCGCGACGCGCCCCTCGACGCCGCCCATGTTCGTGGCCGCGACCGTTGCCCACGCGCCCCAGGTCGCGGTCGCGCGGGTGAACTTGACCCACCGTGGGTCGTTGTTCGTCTCGCCGTACGCCGCGACGTACAGATCGTCGCTGGCAGGCTCGGTAGCCATCGAGAGCCCGAGCGGGTAGCCAGCGGCCGGCGAAGGAGCCGTGCGGACGGTGACCGCCCCGGTGGCCTCGACCCACTCGGCCAGGCGTACTGCGGCGCTCGCTGTCCCGACCGCCCGATCCCGCGTGCCGTACGCGGTGACGACACGCGCGCCGTCGTAGGCGCAGCGCATCGTCCGGCTGGTCGTGTCAACCGCGGCGTCGAGAGTCACCGGCGCGCCGGCGGTCCAGGCGCCGGCCTCGTAGAGGAACCGGGTCAGCCGCAGCGGGTCAGAGCGGAACGCCGTCGTGTCCGGTGTGTTGACCGACGTCACGACGTAGAGGTGGGGGGTGGCTGTCGGGTTCTTGCCGTCGCCGGTGTGCTGGAAGTCGAGGCACCCGTAGGGGTAGCTGGTGAGGACGGTCGACGTAGCGACCGTGACCGTCGTGCCGACCGAGAGGCCGCCGGAGGAGCTCACGTCGACCCGAGTCAGCCGGAGCGTGTTCCCGCTCGCCGCGGTGGTGCCGGCAAGCAGGAAGACGCTCCAGCCGGTGCCGCGACGGAAGGCGACGATGTCGAGGCTCGACTGTAGGACGAGCGCCTGGTTGCTCGGGGCGAAGTCGAGCAGCTGCCAGGTCCACGCTGTTCCGCCCGCGTTCGGAGTGCCCCGCCCGTAGCGCAGCGTCGTCGCGTCCTTGCGGGAGATCACGTGGGCGAAGCCGTCGCCGTCGATGTGCCACGCCTCGGGGAAGAAGGCCGACAGCCGCGACGGGAAGTCCGACGCGGCCCCGGAGTAGCTCCACCGGTTGCCCTGGTCCTTCGAGTACCAGAACTGGATCGGGGCACCGGTGGGCGCCAACTTGAGCCACAGCGTGCCCTTGGGGTCGCGCTCGAGGACGCGCTCCGGTCCGCCGGTGATGACACGCGGCCGCAGGACCGTCGTGATCTGCGTGACAGCCATCAGCGCCGCCCCAATGCCTCGAGGAGGCGCGCGAAGGACTCGTCCACAGCGTCACCGACCGCGGCCTTGACGTCGGCCGGGCGAGCGTCACCACCCACGTGGATGTCCCCGATCGTGACCGGCGCGTGGACGCTAATCCCGCCAGCGGCCCCACGGCCGCCACCCGCCAGGCTGGTCGGGGCGCCGACGGACGGGGACGGCGACGGCAGCGGGCCGGGGCCGGTGATCCGCGCCATGATGTCGACCGACGAGCCGGCCCGTAGAGTCACCAGGTCGGAAGCGTCGCGCATGGCGCGCTCGATCAAGGGCAACTGACCGCGAATGCCCTCGTGCAGCCCGTGGATGATCGCCTGGCCGTGCGGAACCAGCAACTGACGGTCCCGCTCGATCGGCCCCTTGATGTTCGCGATGGCGCCCGCGATGCCCTTGACGGTGTCCCACAAGCTAGGCAGCCAGTCCTGGATTCCGCGGATCAGCCCCTGGACGATTGCATTGCCGGCAGGAGTGAGCAGCCCGCGGTCGACGTCAACCGGCCCCTTGAGGTCCTTGATCTTGCCGGCGATGCCGCCGACGATGTCCCAGAGCTTGGGGAGCATCCCGGAGATGCCGCTGATGAGCCCCTGGATGATGTCCCGGCCGGCGTTTAACAGCAGGCTGCCGAGGTTTCCCAGGGCGCTGACAATCTGACCGGGCAGTGCGCGCGCCATCCCCAGCACGGTGCTGATCCCGCTGCTGACCGCTGACACCATCGCAGCCCAAGCGGCTCTCATCACCGCGAGCATCGTGTTCCATGCCGAGCTGAACGCCGAGCTGATCGCAGACAGCCCGCTTGAGACGATCCCGGATATCGCGCTCATCGCCGCAGACACGATGCCGGTGATGGCGGCCCAGACGGCGCTGAAGATCCCCTGGATGGTGGCCAGCGCGCCGGAGATTATGCCGGTGATCGTGCTCATCGCGGCCGAGATCAGCCCGGTGATCGCCGCCCACACGGCGGCGGCGAGAGCCTGAATGGCGTTCCAGGTTGCTGTCCAGAAGGCGGACAGCGCAGCGAGCCCGGCCTGTATGAATGCCTGGATCGCGGCCCACGCGGCGTTGATGTTGTCCCGCATCGTGTCCCAGACCGCGTGGGCGAAGGCCGAGACCGCGTTCCAGGTGGCCGTCCAGAACCCCGCGAAGGCCGAGACGCCCGCCTGTAGGAACGCCTGGGTCGCCGCCCACGCGGCGGTAACAGTCGTCCGGATGGTGTTCCAGACCGCCGTTGCCACTGCGGAAATCGCGTTCCACGCCGCGGACCACAAGCTCGACAACGCCGACAGGCCCGACTGCAGCAGTCCGACGATGGCGGCCCAGGTCGACTGGACGGTCGAGGCGATCGCGGTCCACACCGTTCGCAGCACAGTGCTGATCGCGTTCCACGCCGTCGACCACGCGGCCGAGATGGCAGCAAGCCCCGCCGAGAGAACTGCCCGGATGGCATTCACCTCGGCAGCTACCAGCGCCTGCATCGCCGCCCAGACGGTGCGGAGCACGGTCGCGACTGCGTTCCAGGTCGCGCTCCACGCTCCCGAGATCACCGACAGCGCGGACTGGATCACAGTCCTGATGCTGTTGAGCGCGCCAATGACGACCGGGGCGAAGGCCGACCATGCCGCCTGCAGAACCGTCCGCAAAGCGTTCCAGGTCGCCGACCACACCGCCGAGACGGCGGCGAGCCCAGCCGTGACCGCCGCTCGGATGGCGCTGAGAGCCGCCGTCACCAGCGGGGTTAGGCCGCTCCATGCAGCGGTCCATGCGGCCCTGATCGCGTTCAGCGCGGTCACGATCACGCTCACGACGGATCCGATGCCCGTTGTGACGATCGTGCGCACGAGATTGATCGCGGTGACGACAATCGCGCCGAGCCCGGACCAAGCCGCGGTCCAGACCGTGCGAAGCGTGTTCAGACCGCTGGAGATTACTGCGATGACGGCCGACCACACCGACGAGATGACGGTCCGAATCGTGCCCCAGACCACAGTCACCACCGGGGCGAGGAAGTTCCAGCCGGCCGTCCAGACGGCGCGGATGGCGTTCAGGCCACCGACGATCGCAGCCGAGATCGCCGTCATGGCCGGCCCGACGACCGCCCTGATCGCGTTCCAGACGGTCGTCACGACGGGGGCGAAGAAGCCCCAAGCCGTGGTCCACGCGGCGCGGACTGTTGCCATAACGGAGCCGACGACGGTCGCAACTGCGGAAACGCCGGCAGAAACAACCGCACGAATCCCAGCCCAAGCCGCGGTGACGACGGGCCCGAAGACGCCCCAAGCCGCGTTCCAGACGCCGCGCAGGGCGCCCATCGCGGTGGAGACAAGCGCCGACAGTGCGGACAGCCCGGCGCCTACGACAGCTCGGATGCCGGCGAACAGCGGCCCGACGACCGCGCTCAACGCCGCCCACGCGGCGTTCCAGATGGTGCGGACACCCGCCATCGCGGTGGTGAAGATCGCCGCCAGTGCTGATAGCCCGGCAGTCACGATCGCGCGCACTGCGGCAAGTGGCGGACCGACGACCGCAGTGAAAACGGCCCAGGCGGCGTTCCAGACCGCACGAACGCCGGTCATGGCGGCACCGACGATGGCGGTCAGCGCGGAAAGGCCAGCCGAGACGATCGCCCGCACTGCGGTCCACACCGGACCGACGACCGCGGTGAAGGTGTTCCAGGCCACCGACCACACCGTGCGGACGGCGGTCATGGTGGCAGTGATGACGGCGCTGATCGCGGTCACGCCGGCGCTGATCACGGCGCGAATGCCGGCCCAGATCGGACCGAGGACCGCGCTGAGTGCCGACCAGCCAGCCGACCAGACCGCCCGGATCGCCACGAAGGCGACGACGAACGGTGCCGCGAGGCCGATGAGTAGGCCGCGAAGCACGGTGGTGATGACGTTCCAGGCCGCCGACAACACGCCGGACAGGGCGGCCCAGCCCGTGCGCCAGACGGCCGCTACGGCGGACAGCGCGGCCTGGATCGGTTGCGGGAGCGCGGCGAAGATTGCACGCAGCACGCCGAGTACCACGCTCCAGGCAGCAGACAGCACCGCACCGAGCGCCGTCCAACCGGCCCGCCACACGCCGGCGACCAGGGTCAGCGCGCCAGAGACGATGCCGCTGATCACCGCCAGGCCACCGCGGACGACGCCTTGGATCGCCGTCCAAACGCCACCGAGGATCGTCTGTAGGCCAGTCCACGCCGCCCGCCAGTTGCCGGACAGCACCGCGAGGGCGACGGAGATGATCCCCTGAACGACGGCGACAGCACCCCGCACGATGCCCGAGATCGCGGTCCAGACGCCGGAGAGAACTCCACCGAGCACGGCCCAGCCGGCGTTCCAGACCGTTCGGATGACCGTCATGGCCGCAGTGATCACGCCTAAGAGAGCCGTCACTCCTGCACCGACCACGGCTCGGATCGACGCGAAGACCGGGCCCAAGACGGCCCCGAGTGCTGACCAGCCGGCTCGCCAGACGGTGCCGATGAACGACAGCGCGGTCTGGATCGGCTGCGGGAGAGCCTGGAACGCCGCCGACAGCAGCGACTTGACGACGTTCCAGGCGGCGGAGAACAGCGCCCCGAGTCCCGCCCAAATGGCCCGCCAGGCGGCGGCAACGAGTCCGCCGATCCCGCCGAACAGACCGACGACCACCTGGAGGGCGCCTCGGATCTGGCTGGAGATTGCCGTCCAGATGCCGCCGAGGATGGTCTGCAGGCCCTGCCACGCCTTGCCCCAGTCGCCGTTGATGACCGCAAGGACGGTCGAGATGATGCCGCGGATGATCGCCAGCGCACCGGAGACCACACCGGAGATCTGCGTCCACACGCCGCGCACCACGGTCTCGAGTCCCGGCCAGATCGCGTTCCAGACGGCGAGGAGGATTCGCAGTTGGAGCGCGATGTCGGCGCCGATCACCTTCATGGCCGCCTGGATCACCGTCACGATGTGGCCGAAGGCCTCCTGGACCTGTGGAGCGATCGCGGTGAAGAACCGCCCCATCACCGCAGCCTGGGCGCCGATGAAGGACACCACGGCGGACCAGGCCGCCTTCAGCGCGTCCCAGACACCGCGAGCAGCGGCACCGAAGCCGGCGATGACGCCCTGCAGCCCGGACAGCGACCCGGCGATGGCCGGGTTCTGGAACGCCGCGACGAACGTCTGCCATGCGCCGACTACCGCTGTCACGACCGTGGTCACGGCAGTACGAAGTGCGTTGAAGGCGGCCGACAGCGGCCCGGAGAGGAAGCCGACGACGGCGCCGACTACCGCCCGCGTGGCGTCACCGATGCCGAGGAAGTTGGTCTTGTACGCAACGACGAAGGCGACCACGGCCGCGGCAATCAGCGCGAAGACGCCGACGAAGCCCAACAGCACGGCGGAGGAGACTCCGATGACCGCGGCAACCGATGCGACGGCGCCCGCGACCGCGCCGAACGCGCCGACGAGCAGCAAGATCGGGCCAACCATCGCCGCTAGCGCGAGAAGAGTCCCGACCGCGGCGAGGATCGGCGCTGGCAGCCGGCCGACCCAGCTGATCAGGTCGGCCATGGCAAGCGCGACGAAGCGGACCGCCGGCAGCAGCGCCATCCCGAACTGGATGGCGGTCGTCTGGACCGTCGACAGCAGTGCGTCAAGCGCGCCCTTGGCACCCATGTTGTAGGCGGTGGCGAGCTTCTGCGCTGCGCCCTGCTCGGCGATCTTCGCCGACATGGCCGCGTAGGCGTCGGCGCCGCCCATGATGACGATGCGGGCGGCGCGAATGGCGTCGGAGCCGAAGATGGTCTTGAGCGCGGCATTCTGCTGCTCGGCACTCATCCCGTGCAGTGCGCCCTGGAACTGGCCGATGATCGCCGGCATCGGCAGGAAGTTGCCGTGCGCGTCGTAGACGGAGATCCCGAGCGAGGTCATCAGCTTCGAGGCCGACGCCGTCGGCGACATCAGCGAGGACAGCATCGTCTTCAGCGAGGTACCGGCGTCGCTGCCTTGGATTCCGGCGTTGGCCATCAGGGCGAGCGAGGTGACCATGTCGTTCACGCTGAGATGGGCGGCGGCGAACGATGAACCGGCCTGGGCCATGCCCTGGCCGAGCGATGCCACCGACGCCGAGGAGGCGTTCGCACCAGCGGCCAGCATGTCGGCCACCGCGGAGGCCTGGGAGCCCTGCAACCCGAAGGCGTTCAGGGCATTGGCAGTGATCGTGGCCGCGTCGGCCACCGAGATCTGCCCGGCGGCCGCGAGCATCAGCACGCCGCGGGCGGCGGCCATCGTGTCGTTGACAGACAGGCCGGCCTTGGACAGCTCCAGCATCCCGACGGCGGCGTCCTTGGCCGAGACGCCGGGCAGGGTCACGTCCGCGCCGAGCTGCAGCGCGGTCTTGCTCATCGCGGCCAGCTGCGTCGAGGTGGCGCCGGAAGTCGCCTGCAAGACCTGCATCGACTGCTGGAAGTTCGCCGCCAAGAAGAGCGCCCCCGCAGCGGCGCCGGCGACCGGCACGGTGATACCCGCAGTGAGCGCGCCGCCGATGGCCAGCAGCCGGCCAGACCCGGCCGCCAGGGTCCCGATTCGGGAGTCGACGGCGGCTAGGCCAGCCTCTGCGCCGAGGGTGTCGGCGCCGACCTCAACGACCAGCTGAGCAGCGGTCAGCGCCACGCGCTACCCCCCGCTCTGCCGGTTTAGTTGTTGTCGAGCCGTGCCCTCCGCGTCCTCGGCCACCAGGGCCGCGTTACGCCAGAATGCCGGCGCCTGGCTCAGCTCCCAGGGTGCAACCCGGAGGTACCGCGCGGCCCGGAGGTGCAGGTACCAGTCCGGTGCCTCACCCATCGCCCCGTCGGTGACGAGCCACCGGGTCAGCGCTCGACCGCTTCCCCCGGGTTGGCGTCCTTCTGGAACTCGGCGAAGATCCGGCCGAAGACCGGCATCGGAACCTCGGCGCGTAGCCGCGCCGTGTCACTCACCGGGATGACCTCGCCGTCGTCGCCTTCGAGGTCCCAGCTCACCAGCAGCCCGGTGACCATCCGGAAGAAGGCGGCGGTCGCTTGCTTCGGGTCGGCGATCGCGGCCTGCATGGAGTCCGCCACGTCGGCCGTGAAGGCGTTCGGCCGGTAGGTGACCTTGAGGTCGCCCGCCGCGAACGGCACGACCACCGACTTGGTCTCGGCGCGGATCTCGGACAGACGCATGCGACTCCTTGAGGATCGTCAGTCGGAACAGCGGCAGTGGGCGAGCAAGCAGGTCTACAAAGCCGCCTGTGTGTTGATGAGCTCGATCAGGAAGGCGCGGCCCCAGCCGCTGTCGTGCACGGCGGCGAACGTGAACTCCACCGCGTACACGCCGTCGGAGTCCTCGAACTTGCTGACCGCGCTCACCTTGCCGGCGACGTCGACGGTGAGCTGGCTGCGGATGGCCGGCGGGCCGGCGAAGATCTGCGGCCCGGACGCACGCATGCGCAGGAACCGGGTCGCGGAGCCGCGCATGGCGAGCAGGTTATTCATGCCCTGCTGGTCTGCCTCGACGAGGAGCTTGAACGTGACGTTCGGGTCCTTCTCGATGTGGGCGACGAAGGACGGCTGGGCCGAGTCCACCACCCAGAGGGGGTCGAAGCGGTCGCCGATGTGGAAGTTGCCGCGCAGCACGCGCAGCTGCTTGGTGGCCCCAAGGCCTGCCACAGAGGGGTCGAGGAAGACGTCGACCTGAGTCGGCTGGATCGGGACCGTCTCGATCGAGGTGGCGCCGGGGGTAAGCGTGATCCCGTCCTCAACGGCTGCCGCGTACGCGCTGCCGCCGATGTTGACGGCCTTGCGGTCCCAGTTGAGGTCGAAAGCCTGGACGATGAGGCTCGCCGCGCGATGGGCCCGGGCCGCGGAGCCCTGCTCGACCGTGAACGTCTTCGGCGCGTCCGCACCGAACGACGTCGGGTCGAACAGCCACCGATAGGCCCCGGTCGGCGTCGCGCCGCTCATGATCTGCGCCACAGTCGGCGCCGTGACCACCGAGGCCAGCGGGTACTGGAGCTCGGAGTAAGTGGCGACGCCGCCGACGTCGGACTGCGCCCACTCCTTGCCGGCGTAGACGACCGTGGGGTACTTGCCGCCACGAGGCTGGAACTGATTGATGTTGACGGCGACACCGGGGCCGAGCGAGAGCGCCAGCAGCTGCTTGGTAGCCGCGACTGCCACACCGGGCGTTGTCTCGACGCCGATCTGGACCTGCTGGCTGATTGACGAGCGCTCTGCCATGGCGGCGGTCTCCCTACGGGTTGGGGGTGGTCACGAGTGAGCCTCTACTCTGAAAACAGCTCCGAGATGCAGGAACGGAACGCCGCGACTCACCTCGGGGTAACTGATCGTGTTACGCCGGGTGACCGACAGGACGTGTCCCGGCGTGTCCGCAGTCGCACCTTGCAGCAGCGCGTCGATCCGGGCAGCGATCGGCCGGACGTCGTCCAGTGAGGTCGTCTGCGCTACCGCCTTCACGGTGTAGAGCGCGTCGACCAGGATCCGTGCGGTGCCGATCCCGGCGATGTCACGGGCCGACGTCAGGGCGAAGGTGACGTAGGGGTCGGAGAGCTCGTCGGGCGTAAGCGCGCCGAAGATCCGGTCACCGACCAGCGCGGCCAGCGACGGGTCGCCGGCCAGCGTCGCGTAGAGCCACGGTTCGATGATCTCCGCAGTCTCGACGCCGCTGCTCACGGCGTGACGATCTCCGCCATCTGCGCGAGGAACTCCGGCTCCTGGTTGTGCGCCGCTGGCACCATGTATGGCTGGGCAGCGCCGTGGCGCGCGGTGCCGAACTCGACATAGGTGGCGTGATCGGTCCCCGCCTCGATGGTCCAGGCCGACGGACCGGCCGGGACCGCGTGGATCGAGTCCCGCAGCTCACCGGTATCGACGCGGACAGTGCTCTTGGCCTCGGACTCAAGGCGGTGCGCGGTGTCAGCGACGGCCGCAGCCGCCTTGACCGGCATGGCGGCGCGGATGGCCGGGAGCAGGTTGTAAACGACCCGCAGGCCGCTGGTCGCCGCCATCAGACCAGCTCGACCAGCAGGCGGCGGGTGACCTCCCAGGACACCGGGCCGAGTACCGCCACCACGCTGTAGGTCTGGCCGAGCACCTGCACCCGGTCGCCCTCCTTCAGCGCGGTGAGCGCCGGCAGGGTGAGCGCCGCCGTGGCCTTACCGCGGAGCTGGCCGGCGAACGGCACCTGTTCAGCGTCGGTGACCCGGCCGACCCGCGCCGGGATGGTGCCTGGCCGCGCTGCCCAGGTGGTCTTGGTGCCACCCGTGGTGTCCCGAACGGGCACCCGGTCGAGCAGGACGGCCTGCTCGGGCAGCAGCTCCTCGGCCGCGGCCCGAAGGTCGGCCAGCTCCTCGTCGCTGATCACGCTCACGGGAAGGCCGGCCGGGGCTCGCCCATGTCCATCCGTACTAACGCGACGCCGCCGCGGCTGTACATCTTGACCATCCGCTCGCAGTGGTCGAGCAGGTCGCCCTTGTTCACCGTGGTGCCGTCGATCGAGAGGTTGTAGTTGCCGGCGATCCGGCCCGCCTTCCAGCGCCAACCCTCGGCGGCGGCGCGGTTGAGGTTGTAGGTGCCGTCTGGCCGCCGCGCGATGTCCACCAGCGCCGTCATGTCGTCGGCGGTCAGCGGTGGCGGGGACGTCGCAGCGCACATGCGGGCCAGCGCCGCCCGCGCCTCCGCGTCGGTCACAGCAGGCCGTGATCCTTCATCGCCTGCCGCTGCTCACTGGTGACCGCTTCGCCGAACGGCCGCTCTACCGGCGCCGGCTGGACCGGGGCGGTCTTCTCGGCCGCGTCGTGCAGCCCGGTGGGCTTCCTCGGGGCGGGCTTCCGAGCGGGAGCCTGGGCACGCGGTCGGGCCGGACGAGCGGGCGGCGGGGTCGGCGCGTCCGGGGTCGGCGTCTCGGCCGGGGTCTCGGCGCTGGTTTCACTCATTGGGCCTGCTCCTCGCTCAGAGAACTCGGGACGGCAACACGTTGATCGCGGACTCGGCGACGGCCTCGACGACGCCGCTTCCCTCGAAGCGGACGCCCCAGGGGCCGACGACGCCGGCGGTGAACTCGCAGCGGTAGACGCCCGGGGCGTCCTTCGCCATCTCGAGCGAGTCCGGGAATGTGTAGGTGGTCAGGACAGCGTTCGGCGACAGCACCCGGCACAGCACCACGTTCGGGTCCGCGAGCACGCCGCCCAGGCGGAAGTCGCACTCGACCGCGACGCGGGAGCCGACGACGAACTCACTCGGCACTCTCTACCCCCGGACGGTCGCATCGGCCTCGGCCACGGCGCTGACCGTGATGGCCGCGCGATGCCGCAGGTACGGGCTCAGCTCGGCCTCGGAACTCGGCCGGATGGTCAAGGTCGCGGTGCCGGCCCGGCCGAACAGCCGGTGGAACGAGACGACCAGCAGGTCGCCGATAGCCCCTAGCAGGCCGGCCGGCCGAAGTTGGAGGGTACGCGGCGGGATCGTGCCGGTTGGTGTCGCCGATCCGGCCGGGCTCTTGCCTGGCCGTCGACTAGCCGTGCCGGTGCCGGTCAGACTGCCGGCGTACGACCGGATGCGTCGGGCCAGGCCGAGGACGCTTCCAGATCCGGTCAAGGTGCCGGCTCGCTTGACCGCGAAAGCGCGAGGACCGATGACGCCGGCCGCGGTGGCGGTCCCGTTCCGCAGCGCGCGGGTCAGCCGGGCCACCGTCGCCGCGCCGGTGACCGAGCCCGCCGGGGTCTTGACTGTCGCGCGTGCCGCGGTGCCGGTCGCCGTCGCGCTGCCGACCATCGACCGCAAGCGCCCGGCCAGACCGATCAGTGCGCCCGTCGCAGTCGCACCACCGGCCGGGCGGAGCTGAGCAGTCCGCGCCACCGCACCGGTAGCCGACGTGGCGGCGTCGAAGAGCCGCGGGACGAGCTTGCGCGCGACGCCACTGCTGCTCAGTGCGCCGGTCGCTAGGTGCGCAAACGCTCGTCCAACAGTGCCGCTCGCCGCGAGTGCCCCGGTCAGCGTGCGGGGGAAGCCGCGTAGAACGGAACCTGAGGCTGCGACGGAGCCTGCCACCGACCGCACCCGCCGCGCGAGGGCGCCGAGGGCTCCGGCGCCGCTGACCGAGGCGGTCAGGAGGCGCGACAGCCCGGCCCTCTGGACGTTGCCGGTGCCGCTAACAGCACCAGCCGCCGCGTGCGCCACGCCGCGAGCGACTGCCCCGGTCGTTGCCACTTCGCCCGTTGGGCGCTTGCCACCTACGCGGGGTAGGGCCCCTACCGCAGTCAGCACTCCGCTCAGCGGCACTGCGGCTGCCAGCACGGCCGGTACGTCTAGGTACGCCTGGGTGACGTAGCCGTTGCCGCTGCCGATAGATGCGTCGATCGCGAACCGGAGCCGCAGGTCGCCGTAGTCGGTGATCGAGTCGGCTTCGGCGCTGGTCAGGGTGTAGGAGGCGGTTGTGTAGACAGTCGGTCTACCAGCGCTGAACCCGGCGATCAGGGTGGTGCCCTGATACAGCCGGACGCGGAGACCGGGGTAGGCGGCAAAGCCCCCGCCCAACACCCGGACGTAGATCGTATGCAGGTCGCTGCGGACCGGGTCGAGCACCGGCGCAAGCTGGACTTCGCACTCGGCCGAGACCGTGCCGGTGGCAGGGACCGGGCTGGTGATCCGCGTCGTGGAGTCGTCGGCCGTTACGTCGTCGAGCGCATCCCACGCCTCGGTCGCGCCGGTGAGCGTCCAGCCACCGAGGGCCACGTCGGAGACCGGGCGCAGGGTCGCGGAGCCGGTGCTCGGCGGGAGGGCGGATGCCGGGGCGAAGGCGACCGTCGTGGCAACCACGTCGCCGGAGGCGGTGCCGGCGAAGGCGCGAGCGGTGGTGGCGCCGGCCGCGGGGCGGACCGGGTCGGCGACGACGTCGCTGGCCTGCCAGCGGACGGTAGAGCCCGCGAGGTTGGAGACGAGGGCGGCCTGCCGGTTGGTGCCGGCGGGGTCGGTCCAGGTGGTCGTCGTGCCGTTCGCGGTGATCTGGTTGGCAGCGACGGAGAGGATCAGGCAGCCGTCAACG